TGTCGAGCAAGACTCCTAAGACATCAGGAGAAATGACGGCAGCTCAAAAGAAGAAGCGTATTGCTCAAAAGAAAAGACTTGGGCAACCAGCTGGTAAGCCACGTAGAGTATCAGCACTTAGAAGGACAAAGAGGAAGAAAACATAATGGCAACATCAGGAACAACAACGTTTAACTTAGATTTAAACAACATTGTAGAAGAAGCATTTGAAAGATGTGGTTCTGAAATGCGTACAGGGTATGACTTACGTACTGCTCGCAGAAGCTTAAACTTACTTACTGTTGAATGGGCTAATAGAGGTGTTAATCTTTGGACAATCGAAGAGGGTACTCTTTCTCTAACCACAGGTACTATAACTTACAATCTTCCTACTGATACGATTGACTTGATTGAGCAAGTTATTAGGACAGGTACAGGTACTAACCAACAAGATATTAATATAAATAGAATATCAGCTCCTACTTACGGAACAATACCTAATAAGAATGCAACAGGTAGACCCGTTCAGGTATGGATAAACAGACAAGCAACACAACCAAATATAAATGTATGGCCAGCTCCAGAAGATAACAGCTATACATTTGTCTATTGGGCACTCAAGAGAATTGATGATGCAGGTACAGGAGTAAATACACAAGATATACCATTTAGGTTTTTACCTTGTTTAGTTGCAGGACTTGCATTTTATTTAAGTTTAAAGATACCTCAAGCAGGTGATAGAACACAGTTTTTAAAACAAGAGTACGAAGAGCAGTGGGCATTAGCTTCAACTGAAGATAGAGATAAAGCTACGCTTAGGATTGCTCCACGTAGACAACACATATAGGAGAGAAGATGAAAGCCGTACCAGCAAATAAAAAGAAAAGTTTAGGTAAGTTACCAACAGAAGTTCGTAACAAAATGGGTTTTATGAAAAAAGGTGGTTCAGTCAAAAAGAAAGCTACTAAGAAGAAAGCTTTTAAACCTCATAATATGTACAATCCAAAGACAGGTAAAGCTGTAAAAGCTCCTACTATGGCTAAACATTTAGAGTTAAAGAAAAAAGGTTATGGTCATACTAAACCTAAGAAGAAAACTGTTAAAAAGAGGAAGTAAATGAGTAAGTACGCATCAGCAAAACATACGATTGCCGAATGCGACAGATGTGGCTTTCAATATAAGCTAACAGAACTAAAAGACTTATTTATAAGAACCACAGAAACCAATATAAAAGTCTGTAAGGAATGTTGGGAACCAGACCATCCACAGAACATGCAAGGTATGTATCCTGTAGATGACCCACAAGCAGTAAAAGACCCAAGACCTGATAAAAACCTAGAAGAACAAAGGAGTTATCAATATGGGTTTGACCCAGTAGGACTTAATAATCCTTTACAATTAGAGGGATTAGTAGATAATTTAGAAAGTAACGGCCAAATAGGGTCAGTAACTATTACAACAACTTAGGAGTAAATGATGAACAAAGACAGAAAAGGAGCTAAGGTAACTTACAAGCAACCTGAAAATGTTGCTACCCCTAATACAGGTGGTTATCCTGAAAAAGATGTAAAGACTGAGGGTGTGGTTACTCGTGGTAACGGAGCAGCTACAAAAGGAACTAAAGCTAGAGGACCAATGGCATAATGACTTATACCGAGTTAGTAGCAGCAATCAAATCGTACACAGAGAATGACTATAGTACGACTGATGTTAATACTTTTATTCAAAATGCAGAGCAACGCATACATAATACCGTACAGTTACCCGACTTACGTAAGAATGTAGAAGGCACTATGTCATCAGGTAATAAATATTTTGCTTTACCTAGTGATTGGTTATCTACCTTTAGTATTGCTGTTATAAATACTGACAACGAATACACTTATCTTTTGAATAAAGATGTTAACTTTATCAGAGAGTCGTTTCCTGATACTGATTCTGGATTCTTTGGGAAACCTGAATATTATGGTATATTTGATGATACAACAATGATATTAGGGCCAACACCAGATGCTAATTACAGTGCTGAGTTACATTATTACTATTACCCAGAAAGCATTGTTACTGCTGGTAATACTTGGTTGGGGGACAACTTTGATACTGCATTGTTTTATGGTGCATTACTGGAAGCAGCTGCGTTTATGAAAGAAGACCCAGATACAGTAACTCAATACACAGCAAGGTATAGTGAAGTTATGCAGTTATTGAAAAACTTAGGTGATGGTAAAAATAGACGTGATGCTTATAGAAGTGGACAAGAGAGGATACCCGTAAGAAATGGATAATCAAGCAAAACTATTACAAGGTGTTGATTATGATGTAATTACTACATCAGACGGAGGAATGACACCTGAGCAAGTAGCAGAATTGTGTCTTGCTAAAATAATTTATGTAGGTGATGAAGCTAATCCTTTATTAAAGGAGCAGGCTTTGGCTTACAAAGATAGCATTAGACAAGTTCTAGTGTTTTATATGAAACAGGCTATAAAGTCTAATCATACAACTATAGCGAATAAACTGCATAAGGCAGGGCATTCTGAATTAACTAAACTTTTGGAGATATAAAATGGCAATTTCTCAAGCAATGTGTACTTCATTTAAAGTTGAGTTGTTGAATGGTATTCATGCATTTAGTACAACAGTGGCTCGTGGTAATACGAACGCTGATAGTTTTAAATTAGCATTATATACTTCATCAGCTTCTTTAGGTGCTGGTACTACAGCATATACAACTTCTGGTGAAGCATCAGGAACAGGATATACAGCAGCAGGTGCAGCACTTACAGCGGTAGCTCCTACATCATCTGGAACTACAGCGTTTTTAGACTTTAATGATTTAACATTTTCTACAGCTACAGTTACAGCTCGTGGTGCGTTAATTTATAACGACACTCAAAGTGATAAAGCAGTAGCAGTATTAGATTTTGGTGCAGATAAGACATCTACAGCGGGAGACTTTACAGTAGTATTCCCTGCAGCTGACGCTTCGAATGCAATTATACGTATAGCTTAAATGTATGAACTGATGGAGCGTTTATTTTTTATAACTATAGTTGTAATAGTTTTTGTACACACAGCTACAATACATGCTGCAGATACAACTATACGTTACAAAGACCAACCGCCACCATCAGCCATAGCACCATCGTTGTCTATCGGTAGTGGTAGTGATGTTTGTATAGTGGTACGAACTGGAGCTATTGGTACAGGATTATTCTCTGGTTCTTTTGCAACCCACGTAATTGACAAAAATTGTGAAAGAATAAAACTTTCTCGTAGCCTTGCTCAACTTGGACTTAAAGTGTCAGCTACGAGTATCTTATGTCAAGACGATAGAGTTTTTACAGCTATGCTTGCTGCAGGAAGCCCTTGTCCTATAGATGGTTTAGTAGGAAAAGAAGCTAAAGCTAAATACTTAGAACTAGGAATTATAGATGAAAACAATAATATCGTGGGCCCTCGTGGTAGTATTCATGTCCGTATTAATAGCTCGGGCAGAAACCACTACGGACAACCTACTAAATAACCCAAACTTTACTACTGATACCAGTGGTTGGGAACTCTCAGACAATAACCAAGATAAGGTTAAAAGAGACCCTGCAACTTATTCTGGTTCAGCATCTAAGAGTGTAAGGTTTAGATATCAAGGCGGTAATATTAGTCAAGATGTAGATATGTCAGGTGTATCTGAGAATCATTTAATAAAAGAAATAAATATGAATTTTGACTCTATTGGTTGTGGTAATAGTGGTAGTCAATGGTGTAATGCTGGGGCTGATGATACGGTAGTATCAACCATTACTTTATCAACTGAATCAACATCAGAGGTGTTATCAGAAACTACAGCTGTGCCATACGAAGATGGATGGGAGAGTTATTCTTTTACTAAAGATGTGATAGGTGATTTTAACACAGACGAGGCATTATTAAATTTAACTATTACAGGTAATGATACTGGCAACTCTAGTAATTGGTATGGCCCTATTATTGATAATCTAAGTTTATCTTTGACCATAGAAGAGTATGTGGCTCCTGTGGTAATTGAGCCTATCGTAGTTCAACCAATAATTGAACCTTTGGTAGTTGAGCCTATTGTAGTTGAGCCTATTGTAATTATTGAAGAAACTCTTATTGAGGGTTTAACTTTGGACACAGAGATTGTTAATGATGTAATATTACAACCTGTAGCTATTGAAATACCTACATTACCTGACTTACCAGATTTACCAGAGGTTAGTGAAATAACTCCTGAAGTGCCTGAGATATCTATGAATATTGAAGTGCCAGAGATTTCTGTAGATATTCCTGAGATACCTGTAGAAATTCCTGAGATTGAGGTGGTTGAGGAAATTCAAGAAATTGAGGTTAGCGAGCCTGTGGTTGAAGAAATCGCTGAAGTTGAGTTAGAGACTCCAGAAGAATTAAAAGAACCAAATATGGAAGAGGATGTTAAGGAGAGTCAAAATGAAGCAGAACAAACGGCAGAATCAGAGGTTGAAGGAAATGAAAACAGCGAGTTATCAGACTCCAGTGAAGCCGAAGTCAAAAGTGACGAAAGTAAAGTCGTCAAAAAAAGTAAATCTAAAGACAGCAAAGATAAAAAGAAAAATGATGCTAAAGAACAAACAGCTAAAAATACCCCTAATAAAACAACTAAAACTAACAAGCCAAAAGTTGTGGCTAAAGTTAAAAAACCTGTTACAAACGCTGATAAATTAGGGCAGATAAATATTACAACAATGGTGTATTTGCAAGTAATACCACAAACAATTACAATACAAGAAACAGTGTCGTTGACACAGGAGAATATATATGAGCAAGACATTGGTGCTCTCGCCAGCAGTGATGCTTACGATAGTCTTATCAGTAGTTCCAGCAGCAGGTGGGTTCGTATGGTGGATGTCAGACCTAAGCACTCGTTTAGTGGCTATGGAAGGTAGTATAGCCAGTAGTGACACAGGTACATTAAATGACAGACTAACTACAGTAGAAGAACGACTACAGTTCAATAGCGATAACATTGATGATGTCTGGGAAAGTTTTGAGAAAATGGATGTAGAAATGGGAGATATGGAAGATAAACTATCCGCTTGGATGGAAAGAGAACTATCTAAAGTTTACGACATTATTAACGACAACCCATTAGGAAACTAATATGGCAGGAATAGTAGTACCTTTAGACGGATGGGGACGCTCCAGTTGGAACGCTCTTGCTTATGGTGAAGGCTCCGTAAGTGTTAGTGCAACTGGGTCTATAGGAACCACTACAGTTGGTGCTGGTGCTAGTGTATCTGTTACAGGTGTAGCTGGGACTACTACATTAGCTTCTGTTCTTGTTACTGGAGATAAATCAGGTGAAGTTTTAGGAGAAGCAGGTACAGGTGCTGTTGGTACCGTAACCACAGTTGCAAAAGCAAACGCAGCAGTTACGGGAGTAGCAGGCACAAGTGCTTTAGGTTCAGAGGCAGTTGTAGCAGAAGCAAACGCAGCAGCTACAGGCGTAGCTGGAACAAGTGCTCTAGGTACAGTAACCACAGTTGCAAAAGCAAACATAACAGTTACAGGCGTAGCTGGAACAAGTGCTTTAGGTACAGTAACTCAAGAAAGTAGCAATACCGTACCTGTAACAGGAATAGTAGCTACTACGGCTATTGGAAGTTCAAGTGCAATAGGAGGAGCTACAGTATCTCTTACAGGTGTTAGTGGTACTTGTGAAACAAACGGATTTACATTAGTATGGGGCTTAATAGATACATCTCAGACACCGAATTGGAAGGATATAGCAGCATGATAATTGAAGCAAAAAAATTAGATGGTGGTATAATACAATGTAAATATGAAGTACATCTAGAGTGTTCTAATTGTGGAATGAGTGTAGATGCAGAGGAATATAAATCAGGGACTTGCTCAGATTGTGGTGCCACGTGGAATGGAAAGCGACATACCAAAATTCACGTTACAAGTGTTCCATTAGCAGGTAAATCAAGCTAATAGGAGAAAGAAATGGCTAGTTCATATTCAGACTTAAAAATTGAATTAATTAATACAGGTGAGCAATCAGGTAGTTGGGGTACAACTACTAATACTAATTTAGGAACAGCGATAGAAGAAGCTATAGTGGGTACTGTTGATGTAGCTTTCTCAAGCGGTCAAGTAACTCTTACTTTATCAAACTCAAACGCTACACAATCAGCTCGTCATCTTAGACTTAATTTAACAGGTACATCAGGTGGAGCACAAAACTTAGTTGTTCCAGCAATACAAAAAAATTACTTAGTTAATAACGGTACAGCTGATACTATCACTGTCAAGACTCCTTCTGGTTCAGGAATAGGAGTACCATCAGGTAAAACTATGTGGGTATATAACAACGGCACTAATGTTGTTGATGCAGTTACCGCTGTGAGTTCTTTACAATCAGACGGTGGGGTAACAATAGATAATATTACTATTGATGGCACAGAGATTGATTTATCTACAGGTGATTTACTTGTGGATGTAGCAGGAAATATTACTTTAGATTCTGATAGTGGTTCTATTTTACTTGATGATGCTGGCACAGAGATAGCTGAAGTTAGTATGGATAGTAGTAACTTAACTATTAGAGCAGCAGTTAGTGATAAAGATATGCTTTTTCAAGGAAATGATGGTGGTTCTAACATAACAGCATTAACACTAGATATGAGTGAAGCGGGAGCTGCTAGTTTTAATAGCACAGTTACAGCAAACGCTGGTGTGATAGTAGATAATATAACCATTGATGGCACAGAAATAGATTTATCTTCAGGTGATTTAACTCTTGATGTTGCAGGTGATATTAATTTAGATGCTGATGGTGGAGATGTCATTATCAAAGATGCTGGTACAGAGATAGGTA